TTTCATATTTAATTATTTTGGTTATTAATCTTTATATACATCATTACTCATTCCCATGTCCTCTCTCCATTTCCAGCCTGTTATTTCAAGCTCTATCTGTGTTGATGATTTTATTTTTTGAGCTATAGAGTTTTTTAAATATCCATCTTTATTCAATTCTTCTACAGTGTCCCCAACAGCACAAGAAACAAAAGTTCCTTTTTTATATTCTTTAGCTGGCCTTTTGACTCCCTTTACTACTCTTACATTTTTCCATTTATACTCAACTTCTATGTGCCATATTCTTTTTCTCATGCTTTCTTTTTTATCTTACCTATATAGCACAGATCTATAGTTGGTATTTTAGTAAACAAATCTTTGGCACCAGGCCTGCTAGATAATTCATAAACATCCCATCCCATAACCTTGTCTACACACTTTTCATGTATCCAATCTTGTAACTTTTCTTTCTTTACTTCAACCCAGTAGTCTTTGGTTTCAAAAGCAAATCCATCTGCATCTCCATACAACCAACCTTTATTGCCTTGAACATTTTTAAATTCTACAAAATGAATGTTTTCATCATTTTTCTTTATAGCTTTAACATCTATCTTGTACCCTTCTACCTTAACATCCCAATGTTCTTTTATATCTTGCATTTCTGTTGGCCACTCTACATTAGTATAAAGTTTAGCATAATTTTTTTCTGCTTTCTTTCCTCTAGCTACATCTATGGCTTTTTTCTCTTTACTTTTGTATCTCATGAAACTTAGTTAATTCTTTTTGAAACCTTAATCCTAATACACCTGTTCCTACATTTCTACCCTTAGCAAATATAACCTCAGCTAAACCCTCTGTGCTATTACCATTTTCATCTGTGTCTATGCCATAATACTCAGGCCTATATATTAAAACAACCATATCTGCAGCTTGCTCTATTTCACCAGACTCCCTAAGATCAGCTATAGTAGGCCTGCTTTCAGCTCTTTGACCAACACCCCTATTTAGTTGTGAAAGAGCTATGATAGTTATCTTAAGCTCTTTTGCTACGTTCTTTAAGGTTCTTGCTACTTCAGACACCTCTTGTTCCCTACTCCTTCCTTTCTTGTTGTTTGTTACTAATTGTAAGTAATCTACCATCACTAACTTTACTTTTTTAGTTATAACATACTGCCTAATTTTATTTACTAAATATCTAAGTGATGAGTTATTGCAGTCATCTATATAAATAGGTGTTTGTTCTATCCTACCTGCAGATTCGTGTATTTTACCTAACTCTGTTTGATCTAAACTACCTTTTAATATCCACTTGTTGTCTATTCCTGAGTCAGATGATATTAGCCTGCTTAGCAGTTGTTGATTACTCATCTCATATGAGAACAATACTGTGGGCACTTGACCATAAAAGGATGCGTTAAAAGCAAAAGCCAAGGCTAATGATGTTTTACCCATGGATGATGCTCCACCCACTATAACTAAATCTGTTTCTTGCCATCCACCTGTAAACTTATCTATATTATTAAATCCTGTAGTAACACCATTCAAGCCTTTGTTGTTCATTTTGTATTCTATAGACTTAAGTAAATCACTAATCTGATCTTTTATTTCTACTACACCTTCACTGTCTACACTTGATATTTTTACAACCTCTTCATCTACATAATTCATAATCTCAAAAACATCCTCATCATCAGTAATCATTTTATTTACTTTAGAAGTAAAATCTTTTAGTTGTTCTTTCTTTTTATATTGATTCAAAACCAACACACAAGTTTGTGCTTGTGTTTCTAACATAGCGTCTTCCTTCATTATAACTGCCACGTCTTCTATATTATCTATACTATCTGCTAAATCAACTAAATCTATTTTATCTCCTTTGTCTAGCTTTTCAGACAAAACATTATACAAACGTCTATTAAATACATTAGAAAATAAATTAGGATCAATCAAAGAGTGATTGTTATAATAATCTTGTGGATTATTTATTATTTTTCCTAATAATGTTCTTTCTATTTGTTCTCTATTTATCAACATTTGTAAATTTTGGTTTTTGATATACTTGCTTTGTTTCTTTTGATATTATTTCGTTTCTCCATGCCTTTTGATATATCCATGTAGATGGATTCTTTCTGTATTGTTTTTCAGGAGTGGATTTAACATACATAGGTAAAACATTTAGTGCCTCACCCATATCTACCATAGACAGCTTCATCCACTTTTTAAGAGCATCATCTCTGTTTATCTTTTTATCATACATCTCCCAAAACTTAAAAAACATTTCTTGTTTTTCTGCTAGCTTTTGTTCTGTTGGTTTTATTACTGGCTCTGATGTTGCATCTCTAAATGAACTAGCCACCCTATTAAAAACATTACTTGCTGTTTCTTCAGAATCGTATATTTCTTCATGTTTCCTAGATGATATGTAAAATATGATCTTGACACCATCTAAATAATACTGTTCTATACTAGAGCTTTCTATAAAAGAGTCTCTGTTAATTTTTATTAGCATATTGTTAGTTTTTGTGCCTAAAGGGGGAATAAACCCCCTCCAAGCAAATTATGAAAAACAAAAATTAAAATGGTAGGTCTTTAGAATCTTTTTCTTTGTTTGAATCTGGTTCAAAATCATTGATTCTAATAGAGTGTGTTTTACCATATTCATTAGCACCACCTTTTAAGGCAGAGATTGTAAGGTTAACATATTTTTTACCCTCATAATCATAAACGTGTTCCTTAATTTTATCTAAGTGTATAGTAAAGTTTACAATAGAACCCCCATCTTGAAAGTTCACCTCTTTACCATTACCACAATAAATAGTTTCTTTAGTTTTTTGCATTTTTTTAAATTTTAAATTAAACAAATAAATAATTGAAGGCCCAGTTTGGGTCCACATTTAACATCTCAGAAATTAATCTAATCTCTTGAGCTGTAAACAACTCAGGTTTTAAAACCTTTTTTGTTGTTGTTGGTCTTGACCTAGAAATATAGGTCGATACTTCTTGTAAAGTAATTTTTCTGTTTTTTAATTCTATTCTTAGTTTACTCATAATATTGATTCTATATAATAATTATTAATATCGCTTTCTTGCCTTATAAAGTAATTATTATAAGTTTCTAGCAGTTTTTTATATTTTTTTCTTCCCTCTTCTACAAAATCGCTACTACACATATATACTCCTACATCATAAGGAGGTTGTTTTTCTATCACAATAAACCAAAATTCATCACCACCAAATCCATCTGTGTAAAAAGCTGCCTGCCTATCGTATCCATATTTATAACAAGATCTCCTGAAAGACTCTTCATTGTGTTCTTGCGTGGTCTTTAAGTCTATTAACATTTTAACTCCATTTACATTCTTTATCATATCTGATTTACCCTTACAATAAACTCCAGTTTCGCTGTCTTGCCAACAATTTACAGCCTCAGGTACACCATCTGTAATAAGATCTTTTACCCTAGGTATACTCATTAATTTATCAAACATCCTAAAAACAGCCTTGTATTCAGAAGAGGATATGATAGTTTTGTCTGCGTTGTCTTGTTTAAAACTTTCCCAATCCTTGCCCCTCCTAACTTTACCTTCATATCTTATAACTTCTTTTGAAAACTTATCAGGCTCAAAAACAGCCATATGCATAGCTCTACCAAATAATAAAGCATTAGTATCATCTTGACCATACTTTCTATAATGATCCAGTACCTTTGGAGATTTCGCTAGCTTGCCTAATTGTGAGTTGGTGATAAAATTTTTATCCCCATAATATTCAGCATCACTTTTACTGAATATTTCTATTTGTTTTTCAAAGTTCATGTTACATGTTTTGTTTTATAGCCTCATTTAATTGATCCATTTGTTCTTTATCTATATCATAGCTATCCATTCTTTGTTTAACTAATAAACCTTGCTTATCGCTTATAGCCATCATCATAGCATCAAATTGATCTGTTGTTAGTTTTTTTTTAGTTGTTTTATTTTTCGCTTTCATGCCCTTGTCGTTGATGATAGCATTTTGGACCTCATCTGCACTAGCTACTGAGCTATCTATACCAATACCAAAGTTTCCTAAAGCTCTGCCCCATGCTGATGTTTCGCAAACTTCAACGTGTGATGTTTTATTAATATAGCTTGATCCTTTTGTTTCGTGTGCATGCCCTGTTGCTATTACAACCCCCTCTGAGTTAAATATACTAGCTTTCATTACGCAGTGTTCTTCTGTGCATTGTAAAACTTCTGTTGTTAATGCGTAGTCTTTGTAGTTTTTTCTGAAATATTTAAGTCTTTCATTGACTTCAACATATTCTTTACCTTTGATGTTAATTGTTTTTAGATTTTTCTTCATGTTTATTAAATTAAATTAAACTTATTTTACAAATATAGTAAAATTATTTTATTAAATAGTGGTTAAAGTAAATATTTTTTTCTTAGATCTGATAATTCTTTTTTTATTCTTTCGCAGTCTTTTTTTTCATTTTCGTATAACCTTTTGAGTACATTGTTTATTTTCTTTTGTTCTTTTAATTGTTTTTCAATATCAGTAGAGTAATCGTTCTGAATACCTAAGTCAATTAATGTTTTACCATAAGTTTTTCTGTACTTAAAATTATTTTTATTGTCTTGTTCGTGTTGTTTTCTTGCGTGTATTACAGATGCATGATTTTTATATCCTAATATATCTCTTATTGCATAATTAGTTAGTCCTTTTTCATTCCATAATATTGATACTAGCATTTGTCTTGCTCTAACAATATGATCTAGTTTTCTTGCGTGTTTATCTCTAAATAATAAATTTGATGTTACACTACAATTCGTGCATACAGAATTAACTATTTTTCTTAATTCTGGTGATTGATTTTTTTTCATGTTTTTTTAGTTTTATTTTTTTAATATTAGTTTTAGGTATTTATCTTTGTGTTTATCAAAATCTCTTTGAGCTACTTCAGTAAAAGAACAACCAATATATTCAACACAATTTTCTATGTAGGGACTAATATCTAAGTCTTGATATTTTTTTTCAACCTTGTCCATAGCCAATCTATGAGCCAAATGTTCAGGATTAATTTCTATTTTCATATTTTTTTAGATTTATTATACATAAGTTTGCAACATTTTTTAAAGTATTCTTTTTCATCTTTGGTCATAAATACCCATTCAAATTCTTTATTTTTGTTGCCTATGTTCCACGCTTTTTTTAAGTCTTGTAAGTTTTTTTCTGTTTCGTTCATATTAATTGTTTTAAAATTTTACATAAAGTTACTAAATGTTAATTAATTTTCCAAATATGTTTTAGTACATTATAATTTGTTCTTTTATAATTTTTTTCTGTTACTAAAGTTGTTTCTTTTTTACACATGGGGCAAATGTTATCTTTTGTTTCTGATCCACAACAATTTGATACTAGTTTATCCTTGTCCCATTTTTTAAAGTTTTTATAAAATTTATTATAATATTTTCCCATTTAATTTTCTTCAAAATAAATATCGCAGTGTTCACCACAATATGTACAAATTGGTACATCTGAATTTGTTGGTGCATTACAACAATCGCTTACACAATCTAAAAGTTCTCTGTATTTATCCATTATAAGTGTCCTCCATATTTTTCACCCTCTATATCGTACCTCGTTTCACTTTCTTCATCTTTCTCATCCATACCATTACCCAATCCAAACCCAAACTCATACTTTGATTCATGTAATCGTTGGTCTAAATCATCTGTATACAAATGTTCATTTTCAAATAACCAATCTGCTACATCCTCTTTTTTAATATGTTTTGGTATAGGTATAGTTACCTCTGCGTATTTATGATATACACTTCTATTTGATATTGTTACTAATCTTTCTTTTTTCATAATTTTATATTTAAGTTTATTTATTATGTATTTCTAATACTTCAATTATTTCATCTTTTTCTTTTCCCCCACTATCTATTACAAGATTAATCAGCCATTCTAATTCCTCAACTTGATTATCACAATCTTGTAAATACCATTCTATATAGTTTTTTATTTTAGTTCCTAAATCTTTTGTTATTTCTTTTTCCATAATTTTATTTATTTAATGTTATTTATTTAATTCATTTTTAATTAAGCATATTTTATTTTGCAGTTTTATTATCATATTTCTATACACTTCATCATCTTCTGTATATTCATCATTTAAATTCTGTTGTATTATCATTTGTAGATACAAAACTTCATCTATATTTAATTGATATTCTTCTTCCATAATTTTATTTGTTTTTGATGATAGTAATTTTTTAGTTTTTTCTAGTTCTTGCTCTAATGTTCTTGCTTTTTCTTGAACATTAATTAATAATTCTGTTAGTTCTTTGTTCATAATTTTTTAATCTAATAGTTCTACTTTGTTTAATAGATCTTTTGTTCTATTGTCTAAAATTTTGTCAAAATATCTTTGTCTAAACATGTTTAAAAATAATTGATTTAGCCATTTTCCATTTAGTGCAACTTTTTCATTGTTCATATAAGTAATATATGCAGGTTTATTGCGTTTTGCATTTGAAAATTCTGTTGTTAGCATTTTAAAAATTTCATTATCTATATGATAATATTCTGTTGTTCCACTTTTTTTTGTTTCCTCATCAAATTGTTTTAGTAAGTCCATTACTTTAGATAC